TAGGTACTTCTCCCGATCAAACAGTGGGAAAGCCCCCTTCTCTTTGGCTAGGTCAGCTGAAGTGTCATAGCTGATGTTTCTGAGGTTGATCAGAACGGACTCAGTGAAATCCATGAACTTTGGGCCAGCGTAGGGAAAACCAAGCATTTCTCCGGCGTTTGCTAGACCGGTGACGCCCAGCCCCATTCGCCTCTTGGATTTGGCTTCTACCTCTTGTTCGGGTAGTGGGTAGGTTGTCTTGTCGATGACATTGTCCATAGCCCGAACCACTGTCCTGATGTCGCTCTGGTACTGCTCATAGTCAAACGTCTTGGTGTCCACATCGACATACTTGACCAGATTGAATGACCCAAGAAGACAGGCGCCGTATGGTGGAAGTGGCTGTTCACCACATGGATTTGTCGCCTCGATGGTTTCGCAATACCAAAGATTGTTCATGTTGTTGATCTGATCGATGAACAAAATTCCTGGTTCAGCCCAGTCCCAAGTCGACCGCATGATCATGTCCCAGAGGGCCACTGGATCAACTTCCTTGTAAACCTGTCCGTTGTACTTCAACGGGAACGGCCTCTTGGCATCTAGGTGGTGCATGAACTCATCAGTCACGCCTATTGAGATGTTGAAGCCGGTCAGCTTGTCGCTGTTGTGTTTGGCAGAGATAAACTGCTCGATGTCGGGGTGATCGCACCTCAAAACGGCCATTTGTGCGCCACGTCTCGCGCCGCTTGACGCGATTGTCTGGCAAACAGCATCAAAGATGCCCATGAAGCTAACAGGACCGCTGCTCATGCTTTCAAGCGATTTGATCCGATCTCCACGGGGGCGAAGGCGACTGAAATCGTAGCCGATGCCGCCACCTCGACGCATTGTTTCAGCGGCTTCGGTCGCCCTCTGCATGATGGAAGTCATTGAATCTTCTACATTTCCACTGACAAAGCAGTTGAAAGCCGTGGTCTGCCTTGCGGCTCCCATAGCGTTCTGCACACGTCCAGCTGGTAAGAACCGCATATTCCGAAGTACATCTTTGAAATCTTCAAAATGGTCTGGTGTATCCTTGAGCGTGTCGGCAATGCGAACGACTTTGGAATAGAAGTCTTCGCCAGTCTGTCTGTACTTCAGACTATCAATCTCTTCCGACAATGAGAGTGATGGTCCGTAATGCTGGTTGTGCTTGTGGTTCATGGTGTCCTTTCTTCCTCCTCTAAGGGGAACAGATGTTCTGCTTTTGTTCTCATTTTGTCAATCAGTTTGTTGATGTACCAACGGGCCTTCTCGATGTCTTTGACACCGTTCTTGTGTTCGGCCCGCCAGTTGTATTTCATGATGTTTCCGCGGCAAAAAGCCCTGAAACCGGCTGGTCCCAAGGCTGCTTCAATCGCATCAATACATTCGATATCACCCTGCAAATAATGAGGTGGTTCATTGACCATGTCGGGCTTCGTCGGTTCCGACATTTTCTTCATGTATTCTTCGTGGGTGATGCGCTTGGTGGGGTCCATAATATGACTTCTCCTTTCATAGAATCGTAATCGGAAAACCGCAGTATCCTTGCCAAACGGGCCTGTTGGATGGCGTCATCTCTGGTCATGCCAGCCTTGATGAACGCTTGTTCCACAGCTGCCCAAGTGGGGCGATTGCCCAAGATTGCTTCGGCTTTCTTTGGTCCAACCCCATAGATTCCGGCATACGAATCGGTGACGTCACCCACCATCGTCTGTGTCAGGAAGAACCTGTCAGCTTCAGCCTCAGTGACCGTCAGACGCTCGTCTTTGGTTGGCCTGTATAGTTCTGAGGGGATACTGAGCATGTCCTTGTCGTCTGAAACGATGATGCACTTGCCCTTATGTTCGGGCGCCGTTGCGAGGATTCCCATACAGTCGTCAGCTTCCAAAAGATTGCGCTGATATGTGGGTTGGGTTTCTTTGATCCATTCGACCAGCTTGACGTAGCCGACTGGTTTGCGGGTCTTCTTACGCCCGCTTTTGTATGACGGGGCCACGTCCTTGCGGAAATTGCCCTTGGGGTCTGATAGGCAGAAGAGACAGTCTGATGAGCCTGTCTTTTCCATGATTTGATCAACCTGTTGCTGGAAGTGGCTTTTGGCGTTCTTGAGGTCCGTCCATAAACTGAAGACGTCCTCCCCCCAATCCACTTCTACCTCTGCACTGGTTGCTGCTTTGAATAGCAGGATGTCTGTGTCAATCAGCAGCTTCATTGCTGAAACCACTCAAGTGCTTCAAGCCCGTCTGCTGTGATCATCCAGATGTTGCCTATTGTCGTGTCGCTGACCCTTGTAGTGATCAGCCCGTCACAAGCACAGACAGCAATCTCGTTTGCCAATGCCCGTGCTATGTCGCTTTTGGTAGTGAACGGCCGAAGCCTTGCGTGTTCCAAGACAATCTGGACGTTCTCCATGAACTGATCTTGTTGACGCTGTTCTTTCCTAGTGGGTTTCTGCCCAGTTTTTTCCGATTTTGTATTCGGACTCGATCGGGATTGAGAACCCGAAGTGTTCGCCCGCTTTGCGCGATGCTCTGCTAGTGATATCACCAATTTGCTGTTCCTTTCCGGCAATGACCTGTACTTGCACCTCATCGTGGACGAACGACAAAATCTTGGCGTCCAGCCCTTGAGTGCGTATCTCTTTGTCTATGATTTGAACCCACTTCTTGGCGACCAGAGCGGCCGCTGATTGAAGCAGGACGTTGAGTTGAGCGTGACCTCTGACATGCAGTCTACGGCCGTCTAAGCCGATCAAATGGCCTCTTCTGGCGACTACTTGTTTCAATTGTCGGGTAAGGTCAGCAAACGCTGGGTTTGCTTTCATGAAGTTGTTGCGCAACTCGCGGCCTTCTTTGGCCCCCTTGCCTACAACTTCACCCAAACGAGCGTCGCCTCCGCCATAAATCATGCAATAAATTGCGGTTTTGGCCATGTCGCGCGTAGCTAGCTTCATGTCGTGCTGGTTGGCTGTATGGATATCGCCATTCAAGATGATGTCGGCATATTTACCTCGATCCTGAAGCACGTTGGCTAGACATCGCAATTCGATCCCTGACAAATCAGCGCCAACAAGCGAATATCCATCTGGAACGCCGAACAAAGACCGAAATTCCACACCGTAGGGTGCGCGAACTGACGGCACTTGCGCAGCATTGAAGTTGAAGTGTGTGCAACGCCCAGTCACAGCCCCACAGGAGTTGATGACGTGGCGTAACGTCCTTCCCTCAACCAAGCGCAAATACGCCTGATTACCTTCCGCTAACATTCCGATCCGCTTCTGCAATAGAAACGATCTGGCTAGCTTTTGGGCTTCAGGGTACGGCAGTTTGGTTAGAACAGCTTCGTCAATCTTGGCGTCACCGTTCGTCGTGAAGGCTTTCGGCTTCCAGCCATATTTTTCGACTAGACATCGGTGGATGTGCTTGCGGCTATTTGGGTTGAACGTGATTTCCTTCTTCTTGATGAAGGGTTCACCCTCAATGTAACCAAGGCGCTTATTGTTGCGCTTTGGTATGAACATTTCTTCTTGTGTCCAAGGTGGAAACAATTCCTTGAGTTCGGCTTCCAGCTTGGCTTTTTCGCCAGCTAGCTTTGCGTACAAGGCGCCCGCTTTGTCTACGTCGAAATGCCATCCTGCGTTGCCTATACGGTGACAAATCTCAGCCATCTCATGTTCAAAATCGATGGCACGTTGTGAAAACTCAACGGATGTCAGTTCACGCCAAAGTGCGTAGTTCACGACCACGTCATTTTCGCAATAATCTTGCATCCCTTGCGTCCACTCTGACCAATCTGTCTGCTCACCAAAATCACCTTTCAGCTGCCCTGTACGAAAACCCCACGCTTTTAGGCTGTGGGAGCCGTAATATTTGCGTGGAAATTCGTCGATAGGCATATTCCGTGCGAAATCCTCGTCGAAAAGGTCAGGCTTGATGAGGCGAGACAGGACAAGTGTGTCCGTGATCTTCACCCCATCTAAGCTGAATTTCGGGTAGACTTTCATCAATGCAGGAATGTCGTGGCACAAGATGTTATGCCCAATGATTTCAGTGGCTTCAGCCAGCATCTTCATGCCAGCTTTGATGTCATTGGGGCCGAATACCCAAGTCTGTTCGGGGTCATCGGCGTTCATCATTGCAATGCAGTGGATTTTGGTCAGGGTTTCAAGGAAGCCATTGGATTCCAAGTCCCATATGTAACGCATCAGCGGTGGTCGCCGCTGCCCTGTAGCACCCCACGATTGCTACGGTCTTTGAGTTTCTCAATGTTCATGGTGGCAACTTCAGACAGGCTGTAGCCAAGTTCGTCTATGAACATCGTCAGAAACCAGAGAATGTCGCCACATTCGTAGGCGAGATCGGCACGTTCTTCTTCGGTCAGGTACTCATCAAAAGCCTCAAACGTGTGACCAGCGGGCATCCCACGGTCACGCATCATCTTCTGTAGCTTGTTGGCAGCTTCGCCACCTTCCCCAAGCATACCTAACAGTGGGTATAGCGACCCATCATAGATCGCAAACTCACTGGCTTCTTCGTGGTAGTCATCCATGCTTTTGTCGGGGATACCAAAGATATCATCAACGTCAGCCTCAATTCCTAGCATTTGCTTCATGCGGCACTCCTTTCGTGCTGTCTGCGTTGGCGGAAGAAACCCGCATGTTCTGGGTGTTCTGCTTCAAACAACCGTGCGTAAAACGGAGCGTGGTTGTTGTTGATCTTGTACGAGGCGCCACCAGTTTCCACTGTCGTGTGCCAGCGCACTCGCTCG